CCGCGTCGCCGCCGAGCGCGAGGCGACCCGCCTCGCCCTCGCCGCCGGCGACTGGCGCGGCGACCCGGTGTCACTCCGTCGCGCCGAGCTGGGCGCGCGCGTGACGATTGTCCGCCCGTTCGTCACCACGCCCCTCGACGGCGACAACCTCTCTGCCGCCTGCAAAGCCGTGCGGGACGAGGTCGCTGCGTTCCTCGGGGTCGACGACGCCAGCGCCCGGCTGCATTGGGTCTACATGCAGTCGCCCGCCGTCGTCACCGGTCGGTCGACCAAGCCCGGCCGGACCCGGGCAAGCACCGACCACGACACCCGCCCGCTGCTGCGCATCGAGGTGATGCCCGTCGGCGACATCGACCCGCAAGCCCAGGCCCTCGCCCAGGCCGAGGCCCGAGAATGGGCCCTCGGGGTGCAGGTTGTCGCGCAGGCCGCGCGGCTGCGACTGGCCGAGGACCTGGCTAAGGCCCTGCGCTACTACGCCGCCCGCGAGTATCACAGCAGCATTGCGCCGGACGCCGCTATCCAATGGCGCGCCGACAAAGCCATGGCCGCCTGGGATGCCGTGCCGGGTGACGTTGGCCCCGTTGACCTCGGGTGAGGCCGGTGGCAACCTGTCGAGGTGCAGCCTAAGCAACAGCACGTGGACCCTGCCCCTGCGATTCTGCTAGGGGTGGGGTTCGGCCTTTCTGGGGTCAGTATCGCTCTCGTGACCCTCGGCGTAGCGCCCTCGACGAGTGAATGATGACGCTATGGTCGATGCTGGCGACGACGTCGACAGGCACCGATGCCGGCAGCGCGTCGAGATAGAACTCCCGCGCGAACGAGAGGGCGTTCAGGCAGTCGTCAAGGCCCTCATACGACGGTCGACCCTTCGGCCCCGTCGGCGGTTGGATGTTCGACGACTTGACTTCGACGACCAGCTCGGGCCCGATGGGCACGACGCCCTGCTCGATGGCGAGCTTCAGGCGCTGCAGCCGAAAGTGTTTTTCCTCGCCGCTGCGTTGCTCTGTGACGTGCCACCTCGAGAACTGTTTCAGCGTCTCGTACACGCCGACGCCCACCCCGTTGCTCTCGACGACGATGGTCTGCGGGACGTAGCGCTCGGCGGTGTCCTTCACCATCTCGACAAGGTCAGGGAGGCTTGTGCTGTTGCTCACCCAAGTCGCGAGGATGGTGCCCGTCAACAACGACAAGACGACGATTGCCGATGAGTCCCCGCCCCCGCCGGCCGCGACGTCGACGCCAAATACCACCGGCTCGTCCGGCAGCGCATCGCGGTACCGGTGCCACCCGTCGAAGCGCTTCGCCTTGCCATCCCACTTGCCGTCAGCGACGACGAGCGCATCGGTGAAGCGGAGAATCCACCGGCCGCGCGCGAACGAGAAGCAGTGCTCGGGGAGCTGGGGAAACTCCCGCATGGCCCCGTCCTCGTCGCCCGCGAAATCAACGCGCATGCGATGCCACCACCAGGCCGCCGTGCTTCGCTGAGTGAACCCGTACCGCGTCCCCGACAGGGTGAGCCAGGTGTCCTCGTCGATGGTCGACGGCTCCCGCTGATAGACCGGATGACGCTCGATGGGGAGGAACACGCGATGCCATTCGTCGGCGCTGCCCTCGTCCTCCCCGTGCCACAGGGTGCGGAAAAGATTGTCGGCCGCGCTGGCCGTGGACTCGATGACGATGCGCGCCCCGGGCAACGCCGTCGACGTCAACCCGCGAAACACCGCTGCATCCGACAGCCAGAAGGCAAGCTCGCTGGCGTGAATAAACCCGTAGGACTTCGAGCGACCCACCCGCGATTCCCCACCCTCGGCGCGAGAGACGGCCGAGAGCGCATCGATGACCGTGCACACCCCATCGGGCCCCGCGTTCGCCAGCTCCACGCTGCCCTTATTGCGCGCGCCCACCTCGATGCCGAGCTGGTCGCACCACCCGGCGAGGCGAGCAAGCAGACCTTGAGCTTTGTCGCGAGTGTCGGCGACAATGGCGCAGGGGACGCCCGGGTTTGCGATGGCGAAGGCGAGGACGGCGAGCAGGCTCACCGTCGACACGCCCATCTGTCGGCCCTTCAGCACGATGGTGCGCTCGTGCTCGAGGATGGCCTCGAGCACTTCCACCTGGGCGTCGGTGATGCGCCAGCGGCTGATGGCCCCCTGTTGCTCCTGATTCAGTATCATCAGCAAGCCCGACAGCCGCCGGGCGACGTCGAGGATGGGCCGCTTCACGCCTCGCCCTCGTCGTCGCCAGTGAGCAACGCCCGCAGCTCGTCGACGCGCCGCGAGACCTTCGGGGCGGGCTTGTTGCGTTTCTCGGGTGCGCCGGCGGCGAGGGAGAGCAGGTGCATCGCCGCCTTGGCTGACGTGCCCGCCAACGTCACATCGCCCCGCCATGCCGTCGCCAGCATCTCAAGTTCGTGGATATAGCGCGCGGCGTTGATGCTCGTGACGCGCTGGATTTCGTCCGCAGCCTCGTCGAACGTCATCACCACGCCCTCGATGACAGGGACGCGCGGGACCCAAGCGTCGGCGGGAATGTCCGCCGCGCTCTTGTCGACCGTCGCCTTCGAGACCGCGCCGGTGTCGAAAATGTCCCGCCGTTTGGCTGTCGTCATCTCACCCTTCGACCAGCTCGTCGCGCAGACGGACCTTCGCCAACACATGCCGGCGATGAATCAGCAGGGGCTCAAGGTCAGGGTGCAGCGGTTCCAACATCGCGTTACGCACCACGACGACGTCGCCCGGGTCGACGCTCACCCACGTCTGCGGATGCTGGTCCGCTGCGGCCTCGACGGTGCCGATGCCGGCGACGACGTAGGCGATGCAGGCCGTCCCGAGGGTGCCCTTCACCTCGTCGACAGCGGTCACAATCCCGCCCGTCGACTTCGCCGGCCTTCGCAGGGGCAGCAGAAGCACGGTGTTCGGTGCAACGTCGGCGAACGCGCCGATGGGCAGCCCGCATGAATACAGCTCGTGGACGCTCACGGCGCCGTCAATGGCTGCAGGGGTGATGCCGTCGGGGGTGACGGGAGCAACCTCGGCGGCGTCCTCGGTGTTGCGGCGGTCGACAATCGTGAACTTTTGCTCGGTCATTGGCTGGTGTCCTTGGTGGTGGGGATTGACTTGATGATGATGCGCTCGCCGTCGACGTCGATGTGACCCATGAGGGTCAGCATCCGCAGCATGGCGAACAGGATTTCCTGATTCATCTCCTGCTTTGCCTCGACAAGCGAGCACACCCCGTCATCGTCGGCGAGCTGCGAGAGGGTCTGCAGCACCGCGAGGGGGACGAACTGGTTCGTCAGGTATTTCGACTGCGCGTACCACCCTCGAAGGTTGGTCGGGTGCCGATGCTTTGGCACTTTGACGGCCTGGGCGTCGACGAGCTGCGGTTGGTCTGGTTTCTTGGTCATGTGTGTCCTCGTGCTCATGCGAGACTCGCATATCCCGAGATACGCTTGTCGTCGACAGCGTAGTCCCGCCGAGCCACCTTGTTCGAGCTGTTCCCCTCGATGGTATGCACCCGGCCCTCGGTGACATGCTCCACGATTCCGCAGTGATTCCCCGCAACCCCGACGTCGCTCGTTGCGTTGGCGAAAAAAATGACGTCGCCCGGTTGGGGGTCGTAGCCCTTGCGAGGACGGAAGACGCCATTCTCCCCGGCGACATCGATGAACCCCGAGACCCGGCGGCATTTGTAGTGCTGGGCCTCGAACGCATGGCGCCATCGATTGTCTGACTGATGGATGCACCACAGGACGAACCCGGCGCACCAGGCGAGGGCGTCCCCGCGCATGTACCGCTGGGCCGGGATGCCGTCGTTTTTTCCGGTGGCCTCGCTGACCCCGAGCTGCGTTCGTGCGACGTCGTGGGGGCCCTTCATCGTGTTCACCACTCGAACCAAAGGAGGAGAGACGCACGTTCGACGACGCCGGCCGTGGCGGCAAACTGCACGGTAAAATCCTGCGCAAGGAGTTCCACCCCGCCGTTTAGCGCGATGGCCAGGGCCCCGCTGTCGGCCGTCATAAGCAGGTCGACGGCATGGTTGTTCGAGAGCGTCGCTACCGTCGTGCCCGCCGAGTCCTTCACGACAGCCGAGACCGTGTTGCCGGTGCCGTTCGCCGCTGATGTCAGGTAGGCGCGCACGATGCGCGAGGAGCACCGCGCCGACGACGGGACCGGTAGCACTCGCAGGAGGTTGGCCGGCGTGGTGAAGCCGCTGAAAACGGTATGCGTCGCCATGGCCGCCGTCATCCCCCGCGCGGTGAGCTTGGCGACCTGAACCGCCAGCTCCACCGTCGCCCCAACGCCAGCGCTCCCGACGAGCAACGCATCGGCCAGCCCGTCGGTGAAGTCGGCGAAGGCGAAATCGGGGACGTCGAGGAACCCGCCAGCTCGCCAGCGGTCGACCTGGACGTGCAGGACGACGTCGCAACGCTCGGTCGTGAATGAGACGCCCTCGATGATGAGGTCGTAGCTTACCCCGGCGTCGAGGGTGACGCTCTGAATATTGGTGTCGTCGACGTCGGAGGCTGTCGTCGCCCCCGCAGCGACGTTCAGGTACGGCGTCGTCGCCCCGGTGGGAACGACCCCGGTGACCGCTCGCTTGAGTGCAATCGTCATCGCCGACGCCGCCGTGACGTTGCCGTTCAGAAATGCACGCACGACGGTGCAGGCCACGGGGCAGGTGAAGCGCTGCGTCCGCGTCCCGATGGTGTCGATGTTTGCAATCCCGCCGGCCATGTCCTTGTTGAAGGGAAACGTCAGCGCCGCGAGGGCGTAGCGCTTCTCGCTGACGTCGGCGAGGGCGTCCTTCGAGTACAAGAATAGCTCATTGAGGTCGGTGGGTGAAAGCGCGTCCCCCGCCGTGAATCGGACAATCTGCTGCGAGGCGAGCACCTTCACGAAATCCCCCGGGCAAGGCTCGAACGTGAGCACAAGACGATGGTTGCAACCATGGTAGCGAGGGCGTTTGTCGTCGACACGTTGACGTCGATGATAGCCCCTTTCGGCAGCAATCGCACCACGCGCGACGTCGTCGCCTGATTCAGCCCCGGCTTGGCGTCCATGTTCCCGTCGAACAGCAATCGCGCTTGTTTTTTGGCGATGGTGTCGAGGGTGCCGGTCACCTCCATCGCCCAATCATCGAGGATGCCCCCGGCGCTGACCCGGGCGGTGATGGTCGCCGCCGCTGACGTGGCCGGCGTCGTGATGACCGCGAGCGTGTCGACGAGCATGTTCACGGGCACAACGAACCGCGCCGTTCGACGAGCTGCAGGCGTCCCGTTGATGAGGCCCTGGAACGTGAAGATGAGCGGGGCATATCCGGGCAGTCGCCGGTTGTCGGTTCGCATCAGCGTCAACGACGACGATGTCAGCGCGTTCAGGTCTGCCGCGAGGATGGTTGAGCCGTTGGCGACGGTCATGTCTGAGTCTCTTTCTTGTTCGTCCACGTCCCGCCGGCCTGGACGTCGGCGCTCTCGACAATGGCCCGGCCCATACTGCTCACGGTCACCTCGAGGTCCAGCTCGGTCGCGCGCACGTTCAGGGTCGCGCGAACGCTGCGAGCGGTGAGCGTTGCCCAGTTGGTCGTGCCCCAAAGGTCCGTCTCGATGACGGTGTCCCCGTTGACGGTCGTTGACTTGCCGGTGTCGACCACCCCATTCCCGCAGACGCTCACAGGGGCCCCGCCATTGGCCGCTGAGATTGAGACCCGACGCACCAGCGGGTTCTCTTGTGGGCCTGACTGCACGCGCCCACAGAGCGCCCCGGCAATGTCGTTGGCGACGAGGTCTGAGAAATCCCGCAGGCCCTTGGTGTGGATTGCGTAAATGCCGGTGCGACTGATGATGAGGTCTTCCCCGTCGCGCGTGCGCAACGTCCCAACGACGTTCAGCGGGTTCGCGGCGAGGCCGGTGTACCAGAACGACGTCGTGCCCTCGTTGAGATCGACGGCGACTGCGTATTTTCGGTCGGACCCGAACCCGACGAGCACGCCGAACGAGGTGGGAAAGACTCGCCCGAACTGGCGAACGTCCATCACGTCGATGGGGCGCGTCAGTTTTCGGCGGCCTTGGTACGACGAGAACCCAATCTCGCGGGAGTTCCCGCCGTTCAGCACCGTCACCCCGTCGACGGTGAGGGCGACGACACCGAACGGAGTTGAACAGGCACCACCAGGCCGAGAGGTGAGCACTTGCGGGACCAGCGAGATGAACCCGGCGACACTCTGCCCCTGCCCCAGGGCATCCGCCGCCATCGAGTAGGCCCCGGCCGGAGTGAACATCCACAGGGCGCCGTCGGGCCCTTGCGTGATGGCATGAACCGTCGCCGGCAGCGGGATGTTATTGCCCCCGACGTAGGTTCGAGGGTCGAGGGTGGGGTCGTTGAAATAGACGATGGACCCCTGCGCAATCGGCATCCGGTCACCGAACGAGCAAATATGCCCCGGCGGCACATCAAGCGCCGTCGTGTCGGGGTTCCTCGAGGGCGTCGCCACCGCAGGCATCGCCCCGCCACCGGGCAACCCGTACAACGGCGCCGACATCGACGGCGCGTTGATCATCAGCTGGTTGTTCACCATCGCATAACTGAAAACCGGCTGGTCGGGATGCGCCCCGAGGGCGAGGCGGTAGCGCTGGATCCATTCCTCGTCGGTGACGACCATCGTGACGAGTCCCGTCTCGCCGTCCTGGACGAAAAGGTAGTGCTCCATCTCTGATGACGACGGGACCAGCACCGAGAAACCGCCGACGAATTCGCCGTTCGTCACGCCAAACGACGACGACGACACCGACACGACGAACCCCCGCCGCGTCGACAATCGCCCGTTGTCGTTGACGACGTTGTGCCGCTCGAAGTTTCGCAGACTGATGGTGCTCATGGTTCAACCGCCCAGCAAGTATAGCGCCGTAACGCGCCAGATAGTGTCGGTGACTGCAGGGCAAACGATGGTCGTCGCCGTCGCCGCCGTGACCGATTTTATCGGCGCCGATGGTTCGAGGACTTCTTCGAGGGTGGTCCCGATGGCGCCAGCTGTACCGAACGAGAACGCGAGAGAACCGGGCAGGTTCGTCGTCGTCACCAGTGTAGGTGTAGTGCCGGCGAGGCCTGCGGTCACAAAAAATCGCTTGATGTTGATGCGCGTAAAAAGGTGAAACAGGCCCGCCGGGTTCGCGGGAATCGTCAACGTCACCGCCGTATTCACGGCCGCCGTCGCCGTCACGCAGAACGGCGCTGGTGCTGGGGTCGCGAGGATTGCGTAGTTAGATATCGATGCCCGCAGCGCCACCGTGAGCGAGCCCGAAGTGAAAGCCGACACGCGAACGCGAAACGAACGAAACCCAGACACGCCAACCATGACCTGCGTGTTGACGACGCCCGCGCCCGTGACGAGCGAAACCGTCACCGTGCCCACAAGGCCCGTCAACGCGAACCAGTTGACCCCATCGATGGTCCCTTCGAAGACGACGGTGCCCGTGAAGGCCGCGGCACGAAGGTCGACGGCGACGACGGTTTTCCCGTTGAGGTCACACGCCGTCGTCGCATTGAGTGCCGACACCGTCGCCGTCGCCGCGCGCGCGTCGGTGATGGTCTCGCCGGTGATGGCATCGAGCTGCCCCGCAAATGGGTTCCCGCGAACATCGAAAAGCTGAGTCATGATTCACCCGAGAATGTAGAGAACCTTATACGCCCCGCCGACGTTGTCACGGTCGTTGGAGCTTACCGTAATGAGCACGACACCAGCACCGCTGACGGCAGAAAACGTGACGTTACTGGCTTCAGGCTCGTTCTCGTCGGTTGGCACTGCGGCACCCCATGCGACAATAATCTTGCTCAATGCTGTAGCGCCAGCATCGACGACGGTGGCCGTCTGCTCCTGCAGCCCGAACGGGACCGTGATGGTTGCCGCCGTGAGCGATGCACCACCGCCGC